CGGTCCGACAGCGTGGAACGCCAACGAACAGACCGCAGCCAGCGAGGGCGGTCACCGACGTTGGCGTTCCACGCTGTCGGACCGTTATCCCGAACTCGCCCGCTGTCGTGACGTCGATGTAGCCGACGAGAAGGATAATCTGGTCAGAGCCGCCCGTCCCCCATGATGCCGCACCGATCGGCGCGACAAAGGCTTCCATTGACCCAGCCGAGCCGTCTGCCGACAGAGACAGATTTCCCGTGACGACGATTCCGCCGCCGCTTGAGTCAAGGACCTCGTAACCGTTTGCCCCAGACCCACCGACAACCTCTATCATGAACGTGGCGCACACCGCGTACTGCCCGACCGTCAGCGAGACGAACAGCCGTTCCCCCGTGGTCGTCAAGACCGTATCCGCCGGGATGCTGTCGCCCGCGCCCGTGCCGCCAGAGGTCCCGCCGCCTGCGTTCAAGCTGTTGACCGACGAGATCAACAACTCCAACTGCCGGATGGTCTCCGGGTCCTTGCTGATTCCAGCAATCTGGTTACGGGTCAGGCGCAGGCGCGTTGCCATCAGTGCGCCATGCCTTCGATGGTCGCTTCAAGGCGCGCAAACGAGAGATGCGCCGACGAGTCACCTCGGAACCGCTGCATCCGCATGGTTCGCATGTAGCCCTGTTGCAGCCACACCAGCCGCTTGGCGCGGTCGCCGCTGGTGCCCGCGCTGATGCTGCGATCCTGGCTCCACACCTGCCCGTCAGTGCTCCACGACGTCGAGATGCGGGGCTCTTCACCGACCGCGATGCGCCCGGTCAGGCTGACGAGCTCCAGCGCGTGGAACATGGCCCCGCGTGATTCGCCGTAAACGATCGCCGTCCCGAACTCCCACCGCACCGGGTTTCCCCAATGTGACGAGATGGTCTGCGAGATGTATCCGATCGTGTAGTTGGTCGGGTCGCCGCACAACCAGCGGTCATAGACCCACACGAAGTGTCGCGCGCGGTAAACGTTGAAGCCCGCCAGCGACGACGTCAGGCAGAACCACACCTGCTGCTTGAGCGCCGCAGAAGCCGCCGCGTCGAAGACCATGCAGCGGTCCGGGAGGTGCATGTAGAGGTGTTGGTGGCCGTTGTCGTTGCGCGTTTCGAGCACCAGCGTGGCGAGGTCTGCCTCGCTGTAGGTGGCCAAGAGCCGGTCAATCTCGACGGTGGAAATCTTCGTCGCCTGCGCGTTCTGCCCGAGATAGACGCCGGGAGCCTCGTTGTAGCCTGAGCCCACGAACGCGAGCGCTTCGAGGTAGATGCAGACGGCATTCGTCCCGATGGCGCCTTTTGTGATCTTGGCGCCTTCGATGCGGTCGAATGGGAAGCCGGTTCCACCGACGTTGTCGAAGCACTCAATGCTGTTGCGATTGATGGCGTAGACCTCATTCCGCAGTCGCTGCAGCGCAATCACAGGGTCAGGGTCCGACTCGCTTGACCCGTACTTCAGCGGATTGAAGACTGTGGGATTTGTGAGGTCAGACACCGCAAGGAACTCGCCATCAGTGACCATCCAGTAGCCATCGATCCAGATGACGTCGAGGACCACGCCCGCGTTGACGTCGGTCACCGTGGTGAGCGTGACGCCGTCGGTGGCGAGGTAGTAGAGCGTCCCGCCTGACGCGATGCCAAGCCGGTCGAATCCTTGCGCCCACGCGACAGGCCCCCCATCGGCCACGGTGCCGACGGTCGTCGTGTTAAAGTTGGCATCCATGCGAATCAACTCGGTACCGGACACGAAGTAGGCCACGCCCTGCCACGCGAACGTGCCACGACACACGCCGTTTGCCCCGTCACCGATGGCGATCAGACCATCGGCGGGGCGCAGGTATCCCGCGCTGACGCCGTTGTCGGCGGGCACCGGCACAAGGTTGACCGGGTAGGACTGGCGAATGTCCGGCCCGTTGTCGGAATAGATCCCGGAGAGGATGGGGATCTGCATTCAGCCGATCCGCCAGTTGGTCCCGTCACAATAGACAGGGACACAGTTGGCTCCGCCGCCAACGGCGACAGCACCGATGCCAGCCGTAAGCGTTTGCGTCGCGTCGATGATGACAGTGCGATATCCTCTGCTGGTAGCAGCAGGATAAAGCCCATTCAAAAAAGCAAGCGTCGAAGAAGCAGCGCCACCCATCTTGACGGCGTCTGTGATAGCTCCGGTCAGCGTCTTGTTGGTGAGGGTCTGCGTTGACGACAGGCTTACGACGTCGACGCCGTTTGCCTTCACTGTGCCGCTTCCCTTGGCTACGAGGTTCAGCGCAATGTTGGCGTCACCACCCGTTGCAGCAAGTGCGACCTCGTTGCCCGTGGCACCGTTGGCGATAGTCAACTCATTGACCGCTGCCGCTGTGGCGGAGAACTTGACCAACTCATTGCCGTTGGCGTCGAGAATCGCGTTTGTGATCGTGATGTTGGAGAACGTGGTAGTGGCACCCAGCGACTGCGACACGCAATACCACGCGTTCTGCAGGTCGTTGAACCGCAGCGCGAAGAACCCGCCGGTGCCAAAAGCGGTCGGGGCTCCAACAATCGTTGCGCCGTTGCCAGCCACCGTCAGAGCGGTGATGGCCGCACTGCACGTCACCACGATCTGCTGACCGTCGAAGCACGACGCCACAGGCGGCAGTGTGATGGTTGCAGCAGCGAAGGCGCCCGTCGGGTTGATGATGGCCCAGATGTTCGACGTCGACGCGGCAAGTTGCAGATTGAAGCCCGACACTGTTGGCGCTGTGATGACCGTCTCAAACTCGGGCGACGCGAAGTTCGCCTCGAAGAACGCCAACAACACCGACAGCGACGCCTTCCGCGCGTCGTTGTTCGCGGCGCTCTGCACAACGATGTTGTCGCCAGCGGCGAGGGATGTGACGGCGGAAAGCTGGCTGATGGTGGGCATCGGGACCTCAATCGAAAGAAATCTCGCCATCGTCACCCGCATCCAGCGGAACAGACGGCGCAGGCAGGAAGGGAGAATCATCGTTGCGCCAGGGTTTATTGCCCGCACCTGCAGGCATGGTGCCGGGAAGTTGCATCTTCGGGGGCGTCGTCAGACGCAAGGACACCGTCGACAGCGCGCGAGCGGCGGCAGACATGGTCTGTGACGCAACCTGCTTGCCGTAGCTGGGCGCCAAGCGCAGGGCCAGGTTCAGGTAGACCGCCTCGTTGGCGTTGTCTGGAACGCCGCTGGCCTCGTCGAGGTCGCTGTCTTGTGGACTGCCGGGGATGGGGTAGCCAAGGCGCAAGCCGCGCCCGTTCCACTCTGCCATCATGGCGTCGAGGCGACGCATGGCCGACTCAAGCTGTTCGGGCTGGAGGTCGAAAACGTAGGACGCGAGGCCGATTTCCTCCATCGCCTGCGAAATAAACTGACGCTTCGACCACCCCATTACATGGCCTCGTTAATCATGCGGGCAAGTTTGGCGTCGGAAGTTCTCCCGTCGAACTTGAGTCCGAGTTTAACGGCCTGCACTTCAAGCTCATCGCGCGAAGGAGATGCGTCATCGTCCTCTGGGACATCGGCGACGGCGACAGGTACGACCGCTGCAACCAACGACACATGCCAGCCTTCGCCAATCGCAGCCTCAAGGGCTTTCGCATCTTCCACGCCCTTGTAGTCGTAGCTGGTGCCGTTGGGGCCTGGATTGGCTCCTGGGCTGCGGTAGACGATGGTCGGGAATTGCATCATTTCTTTGCCTTCTTCTTCGACTTGCCAGCCTTTGACAAAGCAATGGCAATGGCTTGGTCTTGCGATTTGCCTGAAGCAATTTCAGACTTGATGTTCTTGCTGATGGTCTTCTTCGAAGACCCTTTTTTGAGAGGCATCAGCAGGCGCCTTTTTTGTCCATGTGCATGCCCATTTCCATCTTGCCCATCTTGCCCTTGCTCTTGGGCTTGCTCTTGCTCTTGGCAGGTGACTTCTTAGCGGGTGACTTCTTCGCAGGCATGTTGATTCTCCAAAGTGAAAGGGCCCCGCCAGGATAACACCAGCGGGGCCCTTTGTCGACGCACCTATCAGACGCGGTAGGTGATGTAAGTCGCGGCAGCGGTCTTCAACGTGACGAACTCACCCGACGACGACAGCGCAACACCAGTAGCGCCGACAATCGTGTGACCGGAGGCAGCAGCAGTCAGGGTGACGGCGTTGGCAGCGCCAGTGTTGATGATCGACCAACGGCAGCCTTCGCCGATGGCCCACGAGCCGCTGGTATCCATGACAGTGCCAAGCGGCAGAGTCATGGCGACAGCGGCGGCCGTCGTCGAGGTGATGAGACCGCCGACAATCTGAGGCACGGTCAGCGTGGCGCTGACGTTGACGGCGGTCACAACCATGCCCTGATGGGTGGTAGCACGGTCCAACTTCGCCGCAGGCGCAAGGCCCACGTCGTAGCTGACGGAACGGCCACCGCTGGCCTCGATGCGCACGGTGCCGCCCGTGGCGAAAGCCGACGACGTGAACGGAGCGGACGCACCAGCCGCTTGGGCGGTCAGCACGCTGAACACGCTGGGGACGTTGGTGTTGGTGACGGACTGAAGGATGGTGAACGCGCCCTGCGAGAACGCAGTGACGATGCCGGAGGCGGGGACGACGACGTCGACGCTGCCGAACGGAGGAACGATGAGGGACATGGGAACTCCTGCAAGAACGTGAAGGGAAGGGAGAGAAAGCGGGGCGCCCCGTCAGAGGCGCCCCGAAGGGTTCAGGTCTGGCTGAACATCACGAGACCGGCCATCTCGGGTTGCTTCAGCACGGTGCCGAAGCGGGTGTCAAGGCGGAAGAACGTCTTCTGCGTCTTGATGTCGAACTGCTTGGTCATCACCACCTGGATGCCGTTGCTCGTGGTGCTGTAGAGCACGCCAGCGCCAGCGTTCTGGTCGATGACGAGACGACCGGGGAGAATCTCCACGGCGTCTTTGCACCAGAATGGGTTGATTGTGTTGGTGACGGTGTTCAGGAACACGATGGCGGCGGTGCCCGAGGTGGACGCGGCCACACAGTTCTGGTTTTGGGCTTCAGCGTCGCTGCCGCCCTGGTTGGACACGATCGGGGGGCTGATGACCATGGTGGTGGCCGACAAAACCCGGATGACCCTGAACGACTTGAGACGGCCCGTGCTGCCCTTGGTGATCTGGTGCGCAGCTTCGATGCCCGCGATGGTGAACGCGTCGCCAGAGGCCACGTTGGTGGTGCTGGAGATGGTCACGGTCTGGTAGCGGTTGTCGACGTTGCTCTGCTGACCACCGGAACCCAAGGAGGTCGCGGCGGGGACGTAGAAGTTGGCGGCGCCAGGCAAGGTGCTGATGGTCAGAGCACCGCCACCGGCGGCGGCAGTCTTGCGGATCGCGTAGTCCAGCTTATAGGTGTCGAAGCCCGCGAGGCGCCCGACGGACGATTCGCGCAAAGCCTTGATGCTGGTCTCGTTGTCGAGGCTACGTGAGGCCTTGCTCAATTCGTTCGCCATGCTGTTGTAGTCACGGCTCGCCAGCACCAACTTGCGGTCGGTGTTGGGAACACCCTGCTCGTTCATGAGCGCGTCACACTCGGCAAGGTCGCTGTAGCCGGATGCGGCGGCGGCGATCTTGACGAAGAGCGTACCCTCGTTGCTCACACGAGTGAGGCAGGCGAGGTTGATATCGGAGGCGAGCTTGTCCTTGGCAGCCTGACCGAGCCGGTCACTCTGCAAGGCGTCGCGCAGTTCGGTGGCCGACATCTGCCAGGCCACATGGCGCTGAGTGTCGATCGACGCGGGGACGCACTTCTGCGTGTAGTCGTCGAAGTTGCTGGTGGCGTCAGAGCCGCTGTACGAGACAGCGACGTATGGCATCGGACGCCAGATGGTGTCGTTGGACCGCTCCATCGTGACTTGATCGGTCTCGTATTTCTCGACGAGGTTGGAGACCGCGAGTTGGTCCTCGAAGCCCTCCATGAGCTTGTCGAAGGCGACGGTTTCCTGCTTGCTAAATGCGTTTGCCATGGTCGTTTATCCTTTGGCTTTCTGCTTACGCTTGTAGGCGATGACCTTGCTTCGGTCTCCGCTCTTTTCTGCGTCAGCTTCCAGCCGTTCGAGGGTCTTGTCGGCGAGCCCAGAACGG